TACCTTGACGACAGTTCAAAAAGACAGTATGTTATTAAAAGATTATGTGGTAAGGAAATTAACACCTATAGAATGTTGTAGGCTTCAAGGTTTCCCAGATAATTATTTTATTGACCAAGATGGAAATAAAATAGTTAGCAATACTCAAGCCTATAAAGCATTAGGAAATAGCTTTACAGTACCAGTAATTAAGCACTTAATTCAATCAATGATAAAATGAAGAAGAGAGCTAGCAAAGAAGAAAGAGCATACATGGGAATGGTAGCCGAGTTAGGCTGTTTAATCTGTGGTGGAATACCAGAGCTACATCATAACACTAAAAACAGGGGTTATGGGGCTAAAAGTAGCAACTATGATATTATACCCTTGCACTACAGATTCCATAGAGGGGAAGAGGGGATTCATCATATAGGAGTTAAAACATGGGAAGCTAAATATGGTGATCAAGATGAATTAGTAAAGCGTGTTAGATTAAGGGTATATAGTCAGATTTTACAAGGTGACTATCCTAAGTATGAAGCTGAAAGAATTGGCAAGACAGTTGAAGAGTTAAATAATTATATTTTAAATAATACAGAATGAAAAGTGAAGTTTATAATTGTGATTGTATGGAATTGATGGCTAAATATCCAGATGGGTATTTTGAGTTGGCTATTGTTGACCCTCCTTACAAAATAGCCTCCCAGCAAAAAAGCGGTGTTGGGAGTAAAATAGATATGTCTGGAAAAATGAATAATTGGAATGATAAATTGCCAGATAAGGAATATTTTAATGAGCTTTTTAGAGTTAGTAAAAATCAAATTATATGGGGAGCTAACAATTATGAGGGTTTACCTAGATCAGAATATTTTACAATCTGGAATAAAGAGCAGACGGTGGAAAATTTTGCATCTCTTGAGTATGCTTGGGTTAGTATGGGCGTTGGGAAGCCTGCCAAAATGTTTACTTACTCAATACATAAGCATAATAATACAAAAGGTTTGAAAATTCATCCCACTATGAAACCAGTTGCATTATATAAATGGTTATTAGATAACTATGCTAAAAAAGGGGATAAAATACTTGATACTCACTTAGGCTCTGGAAGTAGTAGGATAGCTTGTTATGATTTTAAATTTGATTTTGTAGGCTGTGAGTTGGACAAGGAATATTTTGATGCTATGGAGGATAGATTTAAAAAACATATATCACAACAAACTATTTTTGATATACTTTAATACTTAATTTATAACAGAATATTTACCGTCTTTATAAACCAAGAAGCTTTTTCTAGGTTGTTTTAAAAAAGAAGCGTGAACCCATTGATCGCCATTTCTATATTCCGCAATACACTGATCTACAAGGATATTACTATCTTTTATTTTTCTAATTATATCAGTAGCATCACCAAATCTAGGGCATATAAAATCTGCCGCTTGCCCGATTAGATGATAACTCCCTTTTGATCCACCAACTAAATCATTTAAATCTTCACATCTATAACCGCTTGTTATCGTGATGGGGAAACCTAATAAATCCCTGATCTTCTGCATCTGCTTTGCTGTGTATTTTAAGTTCCTTAATACTGCTAGATTGCTAGTGTCATTATTTATACCGTTTAACCTTGCTTTTACACTATAAAAAAACTCGCTATAATGAAAGTTTTTAGTGGTTATCTCTTCTAAATTCTTTTTTTCCCAAAACATTATTCACACCAATTAATTTTTTGCTTAGTTTTTCCAAAATAAGGATAAGCTAATCCATTAGCTATTAGCTCTTCACCTAGATTATGACCATCATAAATGATCTCACAAACTTCTCTGTGATATTTGCCATGTAGGCAATCATGGGCTATAATTTCAGTTGCACCAGATAGTTTATCACTAACAAATATTTTAGCTAATATTGCCTTTCTTTTTTCGCATCTGTCTTTAGTTCGTATTTCTGGGGTGTCTATTCCGTAAATCCTAACAGATCTATTCCTACAAAAATAATCAGTGCCGCAATTAAGGTTTACGGTTACAGTGTCACCATCATAATTACGGATATATTCTGCACCAAAAGAATTTGCGTAACCCTCACAAGATAAGGTTATCATTAGCAATATAGAGCCAAATATTTTAGTCATGTTAAAAAATTAATTCGTCGTCCATTAAAAATATCTATTATAAACTAAGCCAAAAGCATTTTTAAAGCCTAGTTCGTTGTTACGGTCAAACCAATAAAGACCGTAGTAATTCTTGCCCCTAAATAAACCAGCACCTAAACCTTTAATGAAGGCTGATTTTCTAGTGGTTACGCCACTATATTTATCATAAACATTTACACTTGATAAAGCAATAGAGGATGACCATCTGCCGAATCTTGAAGGAAAAGAATTTCCTAAAGAGCAGGTGTCGTTTAAGAATTTTCTTTCGATATGACCACTTAAAAATCTAATCTTGGTTGGTTGTTGTAATAATCGGTTGCTAGCACAGCTAATAAAGCTGTTATTTTTAAATATGGATAGACCTACATGACCCCCTTTTAAATAGTCGCCTATGCGGCTTAAATGCTCGTTCTTGTTAATTTGAGTGCTATCTGTGTTGTAGTAAGTTACTGATTTGCCAATAAATGGCTTATACTCTACTCCATATGCTTTATCTGCTGCAACTATTGCGGATGCTAAAACTAAGAATGATAATAGGATATAAATTATATTAGTTTTCATTGCATTGAATATTAAATTCTGTATTATATACATCTAACACATCTATTAATTTAATACTAGCTTGTTTTTCTAGGAAGTTAAAATCTTTTTCTGTCAGGTCTAAGGGTAAAGCCCATTCGCAAAAGTTATCAACTTTATTTGGCTTTAACTCTTTTACGCAACCTGCTAAGCTTAGTATTCCTAGAATCAGACTTACTTTTATTAACTCGCTTTTTAATCTTTTTAACTTCATTTTGATTATCAATTTCTTTTTCTAACTCTTTAACTCTTACTTGCTCCTTAACAACTGATTTACCTTTAAAGTAAGCACCTATTAGAGCAATAAAACCACCAAAGACTGACCCTATAATATAGCGAATCATTTTTTAAATCGATTAAGTTTTCCAAAATATTCAGTTACACTAACACCAAGTAAGCCAGAGCCAGCCAAAAAAAATATAGATATTGCATCGGTTATCTTGTCAAATTCTACCGCTGTTTTATTATGAATGCCAAATATTATATTGTAAGTAAGTAATATCGCACCTACCAATAAACATATAATACCAGAGACCCTTTTTGAAGAAGTGTGACCAACTACATTTTGAAATAATGTTACTGGCTGATTAGTTGTTATGGTTTTTTGTTTCTTGCTCATGATTTAAATTAGATTACAATCACTTGATATTTTAATTAAATTATTGATAATGTCAAGAAAGTACCCTTTTAATATAATTATCGACCCCACACCTGTTATAACTCCATAGATAATTCCATAGATAACTGCAAATATCTGCAATGCGCACACTAAGCCTCTAAAGAATATTCTCCCCTGCCTCCTGTGTTTATCGAAGTAAGAGAATAAAGGGATAATTAAAAACTCCTTAGCTGTTTCTTTTAAATCCTCTTTCATTTCTTAGTAAAAGCTTCAAACATTTTATATGATCCTTTTAAGGAATGTACGCAGTCTTTCATCTTTGACACATCCTCTTTTATTTTGACCATATCTTTTTCAAAATCCTTATATCTTAAATCTGCTTGTTTTCTACCTTCAATCAAAACTTCTAACTTCTTATAAAAAACTTCATTAATATAATTTTCATACCTCTTTTTTAAACTTAAAGTAAGTAAAACCATAGCTAATCCAAATAAAAATAGAAATATTAGGTAGTCTGAATTATTTAAGATTTTTATTATAGTTCCTGTCTCGTTTATCATAATAAATCTTTAATAAAGTTCGCCGTCTTTTGAAGGATTTTATATCCCTTCTGGTTTTCGCATTTTTGGTTTTTCGGATCAGTATTAGAAAGAATATTAGCATAAATTATATTAGAATTTTCCTTAACAACTACCACGCTTGCAGATCTAGGGTTAACATCTGACCTTTTTAGTAGTTGATTAATTAATGGTATATGTTTAATAGCTTTGATGCTAGGGTAATAAACAGGCTTTGTATCTTTGAAAGAATGAATAAAATCAAGACTTAACTTATCGTCAATAGATATTGATTTAGACCAGTTTTTATTGAAGGTTTTAGTGGGTGCAACTTTCCAACCCTTACCTATAATTGGTAGCCATCCATATTGCTCAATCATTGTAGCTTTTTTTGACCCTGTGTTAGTTAAATGGTCTTTAATATCGAATAAGCTTGAATAATAACCTATGCCACAATATTTAATACCCTCTTGCAAGACGGCTTGGATCTTTGCATTATTAACATTATGTACAGAAATAGACCTTCCTTTATCAAAATAATTCAAGGCAGCCATTGAGCCAAAGATTATGGCGGAAATAAATAATGATATATCTCTTAAATTAGTCCATTTCATATTTGATTATTTCGCATTTGG